TCAGAGTCCTCTCTCCCTGAGACGACCGTCACACAACCTTTGTCACCCTTTTCCAGCCAATGACAGCCGATATAAGCCCCGTTGAGACCTCGGGTAGTCAAAAGGTACGAGGGGCAAAGAAAAAACCGCTTATAGGGGCTATAAAGCCTCGTATTCATTCACCATTGCTAAAAGGTGCGTCAAAAATAGATTTAGTAGCCAAATTAGCTGAGGATATTAAAATGCCATTGCTACCTTGGCAGCGCTTTGTGCTTGAAGACATGTTGAAGGTAGACAAAGACGGTATGTTCGTTAGAAAGACCTCATTGTGCTTAGTTGCGAGACAATCAGGCAAGACTCACCTAGCACGCATGCGGATATTGGCAGGTCTGTTCTTATTTGAGGAAAAGAACATAATTGCAATGTCATCTAACCGAAATATGGCATTAGATACATTTAGACAGGTAGCCAACACTATTGAGGATAATCCGTTCTTAAAAGCGCAAGTTAGACAGATTAGATACGCCAACGGTCAAGAATCAATCACTTTACTTAATGGCGCAAGGTATGAGATCGTCGCAGCTACCCGAGATGGCTCACGAGGTAAGACAGCTGATTTTCTATACATAGACGAATTGCGAGAAATATCCGAGGACGCATTTAAGGCAGCTACACCAACAACTCGAGCAAGACCTAACGCACAAACTTTATTGACCAGTAACGCAGGTGACGCATTTAGTACAGTCTTAAATGACCTGCGTTCAAGAGCTATGGAGTTACCAAGCAAGACATTTGGGTTTTACGAGTATTCGGCACCAATGGAAGCAAGACAGGACATACACAACCCAAAATACTGGGTAATGGCTAATCCTGCTATTGGTCACACAGTAAGCATGGAATCTATTGAGGAAAGCATTGCTACTAATAGCATTGAAAGCACGCTCACGGAAACCCTTTGTATGCAAATCGATAGTCAAGTGTCACCATGGAGTTTTGGCTCAATCGAGGCATGTTCAAATAGTGAACTTGTGTTGCCTATTGGCACTATGACAGTCCTAGCTTTTGATGTTAGCCCAAGTAAGCGATCAGGTGCATTAGTAGGCGCACAGATAACCCCTGAAGGCAAAATAGGCGTTGGAGTCATTGAGACTTACACAAGCGAGGTAGCCATTGATGAAATTAAAATGGCAAGCCAAATCAATGAGTGGGCAATGAAATACCGACCAATCAATATCGGGTATGACAAATACGCTACTGCTAGTATTGCCCAAAGACTTACTCAATCAGGGCATAAGTTGGTAGATATCTCGGGACAATCCTTCTACCAAGCCTGTGGTGAACTAGCTGACGCCCTCAGCAACATCCGTTTGGTTCACCAAGGTCAACCCGAGTGGGTTAACTCAATGAATAACTGCGCAATGAAAACAAATGACGCAGGTTGGCGAATAGTCCGCAGAAAATCTGCTGGTGATGTTACAGCTGCCATTGCAACTGCAATGTGTGTGCATATGTTGTCAAAACCTATATCAGTTCCACAGATTTATGTCTAGTCTTTGTGATATAATTCTCACATGGGATTTTTCCGCAACTTAATTGGGTTAGAGGATAAATCAACAATTAAGGCGCAACTTGCCCCACCTGTTGTAGTTGACCCGTTCAATTATTATTCACAGTTCACGCCGTTCCAATCTGTCGGTCGTGACGAAGCTATTAGCGTGCCAAGCGTTATGCGTTGCCGCAACTTAATCGCCACAACAATCGGCGTAATGGAATTAAGGACTTATTCAAAAGCAACTAAAGAGGAATTACCCAATTTACCTTGGGTAAATCAATTATCTAAGTCAGCACCTAACTCAGTTATCCTAACTGCATTAGTAGACGCACTTATATTTTACGGTTCAGCTTATTTAGAAGTAACCGAAGTATTTGCAGATGATAACCGTCCTGCTCGTTTTGATTTTGTAAATAACACAAGAGTGCAAGTCCAACTAAATAAGAAAAACACATTTGTTGACTTTTACACAGTAGATGGCGTAGAGCGTCCAATGTCAGGTATCGGTTCGCTTGTAACTTTTCAATCACCCATTGATGGTATATTGCACGCAGGTGCAAGAACATTAAGAGCAGCTATTGATTTAGAAAAAGCAGCGTCAGTTGCAGCAAGTACACCAGTCCCATCAGGTATCTTAAAAAATAACGGTGCAGACCTACCACCTGCTGAAGTATCAGGTTTATTGGCTGCATGGAAGCGATCAAGAGCTGAGCGATCAACCGCTTACTTAACATCAACATTAGAATATCAACCAACATCATTTAGTCCTAAGGACATGATGTACACAGAGTCAACCGCTGCAATGGCAACTCAAATTGCGAGACTGTTTAACATAAATGCCTACTACATTAACGCTGACACCAACTCAACTATGACTTATTCCAATGTCCAAGACGAGAGGCGTCAATTCGTCTCGCTATCCCTGCAACCTTACATTTCTTGCTTGGAGTCAAGGTTCAGCATGGATGATTTAACCCCTAGCACACAATTTATAGCGTTTGACATGGATTCAGGATTTTTACGAGCTAACCCATTAGAGCGTTTAGCAGTAATTGAAAAAATGTTAGCACTTGAACTAATCACAGTAGAGCAAGCTAGAGAAATGGAAGAACTAAGTCCTAATGGAAATAATTAACTTTTCTGCTGACCTAGAAGCGTCAGAATCCCGCCGCATTATTGCTGGCAAGATCGTTCCATTTGAGAACGAAATCGGTCAAACTTCAGTTGGCTCAGTTATATTTGAAAAAGGGTCAATCGAAATAGCAGACCCAAGCAAAGTAAAACTTTTATTAGAGCATGACCCTAAGCAACCAATCGGACGCATGAAAAATGTAACCGAGGATGGTTCAGGCATTTATGCAGAGTTTAAGGTCTCCAACACCACCCGAGGAACAGACAGCCTAATTGAGGCAAGCGAGAATCTACGCAGCGGTCTTTCAGTTGGTGTTGAAGTTATTAAGGGAAAAAATAGCAATGGCGTGTATCGTGTAAGTGCAGCACGCCTACTTGAAGTTTCACTTGTACAAGCTGCTGCTTTCAAATCAGCAGAGGTATTGAGTGTTGCTGCGTCACAAGACGCAGAAGTTACAACCGAAACCAAAACAGAAAATGAGGAAATTGTGGAAAACACAACACCTGAATCTGTTGCGACTGAGGTAACAGAGACCCCTGCGGTTGAAGCCTCTGCTCGTCCAACAGTAGCAGCACCTATGTACACTAAGCCTCGCTTAGAGTTCACAAAAGAGAAGTTCCTAGAGAACACACTTCGTGCGCAATACCTAAATGACAGCGAAGCTCGTTCTTACCTTTCAGCAGCAGCAGATACAACTGACAACGCAGGTTTAATCCCAACTCGTCAGCTAACTGAATTGATTAACCCATTGTCAAATGCTGATCGTCCATTTATTGACTCAATCTCAACAGCAGCACTACCTGACGCAGGTATGACATTTGAGATTCCTAAGTTGACACAAACACCAACTGTTGCAGTAACAGCAGAAGGCAATGCACCAGCAGAGCGTGACCAAAATGTTGCGTTTTTGTCTGTTGATGTTAAGAAATATGCTGGACAACAAACTTTCTCAGTTGAGTTGTTAGATCGTTCCTCACCAGCATTTTTCTCAGAGTTAGTACGCCAAATGGAGTTCGCTTACGCAGCAGCAACTGACGCAGCTGTAGGAACAGCTTTAATTGCTGGCGGAACTGACGGCGGAAACCGCACAATGTCAGCAGCAAATATCCAAGACTTTATTTCAGACGCAGCAGTTTCCATCTACAAGGGAACACTTGGCTTTGCTCAAAATATCGTAGTATCACCTGAACAATGGGGTGCATTGATGGGTCTAGTAGATGGCTCAAACCGAGCAGTATTTACTCAGACAATCAACCCACAGAACGCTTCAGGTAACTTAACTCCTACAAATATCCGAGGCAACATTGGTGGACTAAACCTTCGTGTATCTCGTGCATTAACTGATGGAACAGGCGATAACACAATTATTGTTATCAACCCAGAAGCTTACACATGGTACGAATCAAGCAAATATCGCTTAGAGACCAACCTGATCTCAACTGGACAAATCCAAGTTGCATACTATGGATACGGCGCAATCGCAACTAAGGTTGCAGCTGGTTCATACCTATGGAAGGTTGCATAAACTTCCGTTAAGGAAATAAATGTGAGGGGGCATTGGAAGCCTTTGTCCCCTCACTCTTAGAAAGGAAAAACATTGGCAGCAACAACACCGACAGTAGCTGAATTGCGTAGTGCATTAGGGATAGGCACTTTATACACAGACGCAGTTATTGATGAGGTATGCCAATCTGCTGAGGATATTGTCTTTTCCTATCTATGGAAAAATGAATTAAATAACTACGCTCACAGTAACATTGTTGGTAGCGGCACATTGTATTTTAATGACTCGGTAAGAAACATTTTTTATGTTGGTCAAACAGTAGCAATTACAAATAACGGCGCGACTTTTGCAGGAAATAAAGTTATTACAAGCATGACTGACTTTAGTATTACAGTAACTACTTCACACACAACGCCTGAAGCTATTCACAGCGTTCAACCTTATGGCACAGTATTAGGTACTCAATAACACAATTATGCAAATGTAGCAGCTGTAAATGAGGCTGCATTAATGGTTGCTGTAGATATTTGGCAAGCACGCCAAGCAAGTAACGCTGGTGGGATATCACCTGATTTTCAACCTTCACCTTATCGCATGGGAAACACCCTTTTAGCAAGGGTTCGAGGCTTATTAGCACCTTATCTAAGTCCTAATAGCTTGGTTGGCTGACATGACTGTCGCCGTTACGACACTTCGGTCAACCCTTGCGACAGCGTTAGAGAACGCTGGGGTGTGGCAGGTATTTTCCTTTCCGCCTGCTACACCCATTGCAAACTCAGTAATTGTGCAACCTGATGACCCTTACATTGAGCCATC